TTAATCTTTTCTAGCTTTACGTTCTTTTAATAATTCTTCAAATTCTGGAATGTCTTCTCGTTCCATTGTTTTAATAAAACTTCTTGCTGTAGATCTCTTATTAATATATCTCTTACGTTCACGATTATTATCATCCCACTTTTTATTACTTCTAAGTTTAGCTTCAGATATTTTATTCATGGTTCTCTCCTAAATATTTTTTATAATTATATCAAAAACGCTAGTTTTCTACAACCCAAGACTTAGAAAATTCTTTATCCTTGAAAAGTGAAGCTAGACCGCTGATTTGTTTCAATCTCAATAACTCATCAGCATCCATTCCTATATTCTTCATTATCCAAGTATCACTCATCCCACTATCAACTAATTCAGCAACGATGTTAGTCATTAATTCTATATCGTGACTACCTCTTGCTCTGTTGTGTCTAATTGTAGATGCCATTCTATCGCTTATCGGTTTGTCAATTACTGATACAGGTAAACAACCTTCCTCACGTTCGTATATATCCTTGTGTTTAAGCATAGTTGTATATCTGTGAAAACCATCTACTATCTCATACTTATCTTCATCTTCTAAATAATAACAAACTATAGGCATTGTATAACCGTCCTCTTTAATTGATTGATATAACAATTTCATTTCAGGTGGTGCTACATGGTTAGGATTGTAACTATTAGCTTGTATCTTTTCTATTGGCACTTTTTTAATATTATAAACTGGACTATTCATTCTTAATTCCTTTCAATAAAATATATATTATTTGGATTTTTTCTTTTTATTATAAAATTATTATTTAAGAATAATTTTATAGAATATTCAGTAGCAAATGCAGTGATTTTTTTATCTGTATTTTTTATGATTTTTTTTAATAACTCACTACCGAACCCCTTTCCTCTTTCTTCTTGAATTACAAAAAACTGTTTAATTCTCGATGTTTTCTTCGTAGAAGTCAAACCAACTATACCTATTAATTTATTTTCTAAATAACAACCTAAAAACATATCAGCTAAAGGATTTATACTTACTTGTTCTTTATAAACTTTATTTTTAATTAAAAAATCTTTAGCGATATCAATGGGAATATTACAGTATTTCACCATATTTTCTAATCGCCTCTCTCCTTTTTTGTATTTCACTTTTTGTTTGAGCAAATCCCATATATTTACAAGTTGTATCATTTTTCATAATGCAAATGCACATCCTTTTATATGTAGGAATACTTTTAAAGTCTGTCACCGTTGTATCATCTAAATAATCCTCAAATTGAATTACTTGTTTTTTATGCTTACTTCTATTATTGGTTTTCCCAGTTAAAATAACTGGTGCTTTTTCTTCTAATAATTCTTTTATTGTTTCTTCGTCTCTAGCACCACCTACTCTCCAACTTTTTTTGCTCGCCTCTAATTTATTCAAATAGTTTTGTTTAGTGTCATCTGGTAGGGTATTTAACAAGAAATACATATATTCTTTCCAAGTTAAATGAGATGGTTTTTTTATACTCTTCCACCCCATTGCAGTAGTTCCGCCGTATAATCCAGTAAAATTAACTCCATTAACTCTACTTATCATTTTCCCCCAATTATTAGGATCTAATACTTTATATAGTTTTAAACTATCTTGAGCATAATCGTTAAATGGACTAGCTACTCTCATTTGATGAACACTTAATCCAGCCTTAAACATCAAATCATAGACTTTATTATATGTATAACCAAACTTAGAATTACAAACCCATATATCTTCTGTTTCCCAATCATAAATAGGGTAAGCAACTGTATAATCTTTCTTATTTGTTAACCAGCTAATACCATTATATTGATTGACTTTATTCTCACTTGTAATTGCAGCATGCCTATTTAAACTTTCTTGACTACGTATCCCTACAATAACACAAACTTTTTTATTTTTTCCTATCCAATTACAAAAATTATTTTGAACATTATAATCCCAATCATCATAATTAAATTCACAATTAGATTCTGTTACTATATAGTCAACTTTAGGCAGTTCTCTCACCCATAAATCTTTTTCTTCACTATTCCATGGTGTCCAGTGATTTTGATACATAGAAGTAGAACATTGAGCCTTAATAGGTAAACATAACCAATATTTCTTAACTTCTTTAGGTAAGTTTGAGAAAGTCTCTGTTACATAATCAGTAGTAAATTGATATTGTGCTTCATAGTCTAGATGATACACACTTAATTTATTTAATAGCTTATTTTCTTTAGCAAAATCTAACGCTAAATTTAGACAAATACCGCTATCCTTACCACCCGAAAAAGCTACACACACTTCTTCAAATTCATTAAAAATATAATCTAATCTTTCTTTTGTTGCTTCGTATACATTTTCATCACAATACTTCTTCAAAATAACTACCTCCTTCATTAATTTTATCTATCAACAATTCTTTTAAACTTTTCTTCTTTTCGTTATTTTCAAAAATCATATTAAAAATACCTAGATTCGATGTAAAATAAGTGTATTCTATATCATTTTGTTGTCCTATACGTTTAATTCTACTAATTGCTTGTTCTGTCTTTGCATAATCAAATGTTATGCTACTGAAAGCTACCTTATTACAAAATTGCAAATTCAAACCATAAGCTCCAGTTCCTAATGTCATTACTAACGCTTTACTATCATTTTTAAATTTCTCTATTATTTTAGAACGTTCACTTAACGGAGTATCGCCTGTGATTAAATAACAATTTAACTGATTAGCTATATTTACAGCTTCGCTTACTAAAGTACAAAACACAATTATCTGATTTTCATTTTTAACAAATTTAGCTATTTCTACATGTCTTTTTTCATCATTAAAACAACTATAAGCTAGATTTTGAAATTGATCTATTATGCTTTCTCCCTTACTGATTGAATTCAGTAATTGTTGCTTTTTACGATTATAGCTTTCTTGTGCTTCTTCACTAGCAATTATTCTAACGTGTTTAATCTCTTCATTTTTATCAAACTGAAACTCACATTCAAATATATACGGTGCTATCAGTTTATGTAAATAATCTATATTTACATCAGAAAGCTTGTAAAATTCTTTAGGACGTTTCCCAGCTTTCTTATAGGATATCTTTTTAAAAAATACATTTAAAAATTCTTGCTTACTCATTCCAATAATTTTATCACTTAAGAAATTCATCTGATTATAAATATCCCATTCATTTTTTGTTAGCGGTGTGCCATTTAAAATTAATCTGTAATCACTCATTTTAGCAATGTTCATAAGTCTTTTATATCGTTTTGTATCATCGTTTTTAATAAATATACTTTCATCAGCAACGATGAATAGCTTTTTATTTTCTATTTCTTCAAGTAATTCAATATAAGTTTTATCGCTACTGGATAGCGTTTCATAACCTATGATTTTATAGTCTATATCTAACGTCCATTTGTTTATTTCATCTTGTAGATTGTCTTTTGTAGAAAAAGGACAGAAAAACAAAACTAAATCACAATCTGTAGTTTTAATTAATTCTAACGCTACCCTAGTTTTCCCTGTCCCTTGTTCCATAAACAAAGCACCTACTTTTAATTTTTTAAACTTCTCAAATGCTTGTTTCTGATTTTTAGTTAAATAATTGTAAGAATGGTTCATATTCCCAAGCATCCTCTTCGTTTTCAGCAATTGCAAGTTTTAAAAATTCCAATATTTGTATTTTTTCATTTTCGTTTGCTTCATTAATAGTATTTTCTATTTTATCATGTATTTTTATATATTCTTTTTTACTATCACTTTCTTTTAAATTATAAAATAAATCTTCTAATTCTATTAAAATATCCATCATTACCTCTCCAATTCTGAAATTATTTCCACATTCTTGTTAATCTTAACAGGTTCTGTTATTTCTAAATAACTTGTGTCATCTTCTTCTGTAAGTTGATTAAAACATAACGCTAATTCTTCACCACATATTTCTTTAGTTGTTTTATCATTTTTGAATATTTTAAATCTGAATTCATCTGTGTAGGATAAACTTAAGAAATATCCATTTCCTTTTTTTAGCGGTCTAATTAATTTAGACGGATGCCAAAATTTATAATTTTTATAATATGAACTGTTGGGCAGTTTTATTAATACTGCCCTGTCAGTTTCATATTCAATATTTTGCTTATTAAATTGAATTGTTTTCCACATAGTTACAGATACTCCACTACTGCTTTGTCTAATTTGTATCTGATTTTTTCACCGTTAAATTTTTCTAATTTCATATTCCATTTACAACCATCAATTGTAAATTCAATTACCTCATTACCTTGTTTAGAGATATAAATTCTTTTATCTTGTGCAATATCTTGAATATATTGAGGTTCATATCTAATTGTGTAAGGTTTAAAACTGTATTCTAGTTTATTATCTTTTACTTCTTCTACTAATTCCCAATCGACTAGAATAGCTTCTAAAACTTCTAAAATTGTTTCATCTTTTTGATTTCTATTATCAATTTGATTATTTTCAAAATCAAAACTTTCTTCTAAAAAATCTCCGTATATACCGTAAATTCCTGCGTTTGAAAAAGCAAATACTCCAGCGTAGTTTTTAGTATCATAGTTAGCTAAATATCTGTTTATTCTTTTGTGTTTAAGGGCGAAGTTTAATTCGCCCCCATTTATTATTGTTTCTTTCATTAAATTTAATATTTCTTGTGCTTTCATTTTCATTTCCTCCTATTTATCTTCTTCTTTTTTATATTTATAAAACATTGATTTTTTACCACATAATCTAATAAAATCATCTTGAATAATTTTAATTAATTCATTAGCTTTATCAAAATTTTTATCTAAGATACTTCTAACTATTTCATATACTCTGTCGTAAGTTCTAGCATCTTGATTATAACGTTGAATAGCTGTTCCAATATAAGCGTTTGTTTCATCATATAACCATTTTGTAAATTCTGGTAAGCAGTTAATCTCGTTGTTTTTGTATGCTCTATATACAACTCCTGCTTCATATTTTGTGATTTGACCTCTTTTATAAACTGTGTATTCCATGATTTTTTTTACCTCTTTCTTTATCTTACATTTATTATTATATCATGCACGCTCGAGCGTGTCAATAGTTTTATGAAAAAAGTTTATAAAAAATAAGCCCCATTATATTTGGGGCTTTATGATGCATTAAAATACACTAGCTTCTACTAAAAATTCATCCTCTAGCCATTGATTGCTAGAATTTGAACCAATTCTACTCCAACCGTTTTTCTTTTCATACACATAAACTTCAGTACCTTTTGCCATGAATTCCTTATCAGTACTATTTGCGTTTGGTTCAGTTTCCAGGTAGTAGTCTTCACTTAGATAACCACGATAATAAGGTTGTTCCCTATTCTCAAGCGTTGTGTTGCTATCCAGGACATCTAGTTCAACTTTAGTTGGTGCGTTAGAAATCACACCAGTTTCAACATCTTTCTTGAATTGCTCCTTAGAAATCCCCCATTTTGCTAAATAAGGATAAGGATCGACATGGTCTGAAAAGTTGTTAGGTTGATTATTAGTACAATAGTAGTGTGTTTTAATGCCCTCTAAACTATCACTATCAACCGTGATAGGTATTCCAGCTTGATTTGCTAAATCTCTTAAAAGTTGAATATAGATTTCATAGTCAGCTCTAAATTCTTCATAAGTCTGATGGCTTTCTATAAGTTCTACTGCTGCGAACGTCTCATTGTTCCACTCTCCCCCAACGTCCCAAGCACCTTGTCCTACGTAAGCTGTTTGGTAAACTTTACCATTCCCAACCACGTGTGTATAGAAGCCACTATTTAGATCTTTATTGCTCATGTAAGTAGCTTCACCACTAGCTTTACTTGTTGGATTTCCAGTTGAGTGAGCGTGAACCTGTCTATAAGGTGCTACTCCAACTTGTGGTGTTTGTCTTAAATAGGTAGTATCTTCTGTGTAAGAAGCCGTATTTTCATTGCCATAATCAATATTAGATGGTCTTATCCAACCTATCACACCAGTAAAATCACGTTCGTTAAATCGTGCTGGTCCTCCGTTGGTTAAAGCGTCAGCGTTGCCGTCTATGTTCTGTTCTAAAGTTTTGATCGTGTAACCGTCACTATCTTCAAGCACTATTCCAGTATGTCCGAATTGGTGGTAAGGTACTTCCATTACAAATATATCACCAGCCTTTGGATTAACTCCTGGAGCATTATAAATAACTGTCATTCCTTTAGCCTTAGCACTATTTAACAAGTCAATAGCATTACCACCTAATAGGATGTTCCAAAATTTCTTAAGATAGAAATTGATTAAATCTACACACTGACTACCGAAAGCTAAATCAACATCATGTCTTTTGTTAACTTCAGATTTTAGGAAGTCTATTATTGTCTTAATTAAAATCATTGTATCACTCCTTAAAATTTTATAAAAAAAAGACTAGATTATAAACCTAGTCTTCTACGTTTTTCTCAACTTTTCTGCGTTTTTCTCAACTCTTCGTTGATACCTAAAAAAGAACCCCTGTGTCAGTCGTAACTGTCTAGATAGGAACAGGGGCATTGATATATTAAATTATACCATTATTTCTCTGAATTATCAACGTTATCATTATTTCTACTTTGCTTAACCACTTGATGTGTTCCCACACTTGCAAGTCCTAATAATACTGCGTTAGTATCTTGAAATACCGCCCAACCGATTAAGCCCCCAAGTACTCCTAATACTTGAGGGATTAGTTCTGTTGGGAAAGTCTTCCATTCTTTTAAGAACTTACCTAATAGGTTAAGTCCGAATACGATTAATGTTAATAATATAGGTTGTAATTGTTCCATACTTCTCACCCCCTTTCTTATGGTAATTGTGTAGGCCACGGTTCCTCTGTTAAGTAAGATATAGCACTTACTCGTATGTCACCTATATCTCGGTCAGTTGGAATATCTTCGTTAAATGTGAGTTGAATAAAATTAGAGTCAGATTTTCCTCCTAAATACCAAATTCCATATGGTCTTCCTTTGTCGTCATAAATTGGTCCTACAAGCGAACTTTCGCTTCTAAAACCTTCAGGAATACCGCCTGGATAAACAACTTTAGCCCCTTTATCTCCGCTACTATTGTGTTTTACAAATCCAGGTCCATTACGTCTAACTATTCCGAACCAACCGTACATAAGACCTCCGAATTGATAAGTGACTAAATTGTTAACACGTCTTATCTTAATATAAGAAGTTTTGCTACCATCTTTTAATTTTGAAATTGAGTTAAGTGTTCTCCAGCCAGTGTCCCCTATCAGTACTTCCCAACCTTGATTGCCACCGTCAGTAGTTTTAATCCATTTTAAAGCTCCGTTAGTTTTGTTTTTATCAACATAAGTTGCACCTATTTCAGCTTCTACAACTCCGTTAGGCATTCCAGTTCCATGAATTTCGTATTTATTAACAGGTAACTCAATACTATTTCCACCGCTAATACTTAATGTGTTGTTGTTAAGTGTTAGTGTTTGATTAGTTTGTGAAGTTCCTAATTCTGATTTTTTAACATATCCATCTAAATTTTGGTGTTCCGTTAAATAATTCTTACCAGCCAGCTCATCTTTAGTCACAACGCTATCTTTAAAAGTGTTAAAATCTACTTTATCAAGTTTTTTACTTAAATCCGCTTTACTAATACTAATATTTCTTAACGCTTCTAAGTCACTAGTAGTAGCAAGGTGTGTTAATGGTTGGTGTTCAGTTAAGAAATGTTTATTCTCTAGTTCTTGCTTAGTCACTAAACTTGATAAATCTTGATGTTGAGTTAAATAATTTTTAGTGTTTAACACATCTTCTGTTAGATAGTTTTTACTGTTAAGCACTTGATCAGTTACATATCCTTTACTGTTAAGCACTTCATCAGTCAAGTATCCTTTGCTATTTAATTCTTCTTTAGTCACTAAATTGTCAAGTGGTTGATGTTGTGTTAAATAGTGCTTATTCTCCAGTTGTTCGTTAGTCACATAGTTTGATAAATCAACATTAGGTTTATTTTCAAGTGTTGTAACACGATTTCTTAAATCGCTATCGTCATAAGCACCGCCCTCGATTGCCTTACTCTCCAACGCTGTAACACGTTCCTTAAGTGGTGTGTCGTTATATGGTGTAGGTATTTCAGATTTTAAAGCATAGTTTGATAAATCTTGATGTTGTGTTAAATATCCTTTACTATTTAATTTTTCATCAGTAACAAAAACAGAAGTATCAACAGTAGGTTTACTTTCAAGTTCAGTAAGTCTACGTTTTACTTCTGTATCGTCATATTTAGTATCTTTATCTTCTTTAGCTTCTAATACGTCTAATCTATCTCTAATAGGCTTATCGTCGTAAGCTCCACCTTCAATAGCTTTGCTTTCAAGAGCCGTCACACGTTCTTTTAAAGGTGTGTCGTCATATACTGTATCTTTATCAACTCTAGCTTCTAATTGTCCAATTTTTTGTACTAATTCAGTATCGTTATACGGTGCAGGTATCTCCGATTTCTTAGCATATTCTGATAAATCTTGATGTGTTGTTAAGAAATTCTTAGCTGTTAACTCATCTCTAGTCACTAAATTTGAAGTATCAACTGTCGGTTGACTATTCCTAACCTCGTTTAATTCATCTTTAGTAGCTAGATTGCTTACATCAACATTAGGTTTGCTTTCTAACGCTGTCAGACGCTCCCTAACGTTCGTATCGTCGTATTTAGTATCTTTATCCTCTCTAGCTTCTAGCACGCTAATACGACCTTTTAATTCGCTATCGTCATATACTGTGTCCTTATCAGTTTTTAATTCTAAAGCTAATACTCTATTTTTCACTAATTCAAAATTAGTGTTGTCTACTGCTTCTGACTTCTTAGCGTAAGTTTCTTCCGCCTTAACTTCTGTTAGTAAGCCATCTGTTGAAATTCCTTTGATAGACTTCAACATTTCCTCTAATTCAATCTTAGTTACAACATCAGATTTATCAACAATTACACCTTTGTTAAATAGTCTTTCTTTAACGTCGTAAGTATGAATTCTATCAATTTCAGATACTTTTACTTTAAATTTAAATCTGTATGTATCAGAAGTTCTTTGTTCTTCGTCTAAATACAAGTAACAAACAACAGTTTCATTTTGAGTGATTAAACTAGTATCAAATGTTACTTTTACTTTGTTTCCTTCAACAGTCCCAGTAGTCTTCCAAATTTTTTCGCTTTGAGTAAATTTGAATAACGCTGTAACTTGTTCTGTTGTTAGTGTATCGTTTAATATCTCAAATTCAAATGATCCGTTGTTTTTGTCATAAGAATATAATTCAGAATAACTATTCTCTGTTTTTCTTTCTCTTGTAGTATTATCAAATTCCAATTTAATTAATTTTTTCATTCGTTATTCCTTTCTAATAGGTAACTTTCTATATCTGTTATATAAGGCTTCAATCTTCCCATTTCCGCCTATTTCTTTATAATTTGCATAAAGTCCAGATAATTCTTCAAAATCATCTGCAGTGGTGTAACCTTTAATTAAGGCTTCTCCAAACTCCTTGTGAAGTCGATAAGACATTATGCTTTTATTTGAAGTCCTGTTTTGCAACCCTATTTGAGTTACTTCCTCAACTTGAGTTTGTGTTTTCTTTACTTCCTTATTTAAGCTTTCTATTTGTCCTATAAGTTGTTTATTGCCTTTATCCAACCACCATTTAACAGCAGGTAAAATTACCACCGTTAACACTTGTGATACGATAAATAAAATATTCTCAAGCATTATGTCTCCTTTCTTTTCAAAATAAAAGAGGGCTTTAAGCCCTCCTTAAAATTATTGTTTGTCTTCAGTTACTACTTCAGCCAATCCCATTTTGTCAAGTTCAGCTTTCACTAGTTTACGAAGTTTTTTATTCTTGATCTCATCTAAAGTCATTAGTCCATCAAGAATTGTTAATGCTAAATATCTAACTATCATAATATTACCTCCTTTCATTATTTCTAAAAATATCATGCTAGACAGTTGCAGCTTCTCGAGAACCGCCACTACTTTCTTTTTCATCTTCTTCCTCCTTAGCTGGATAAGTGATTTTTAAATGATTCGCTAAAAATTGTAATTTAGCGTCAATATCTTCAAAGTTAGAATCATATTCAAACTCTTTAACAACGCTTTGAGCTAACATTTTACGTGTTGTGTCAAGTGTTGCTGTTGAGTCTTTCAATTCTTTTTTCAAAGCTGTGATTTTTTCGTTCTCAGCCTTGTTAGGGTAAGTATCTTGATAGAATTGTTCCAGTGCCAGTTGTACTATTTCATCTTCTGACTTATTTAAATGGTCTCCTTTTAGCGTTGTTTCAATAATTGTCCCACCATTAGTACTAAATATACTTACAATGGTTGTTAGTACTGCTCCGTTGCTATCATAAGTGGCACGTGCATAATTTTTTTTATAAGTTGCCATTGATTTTATCCTCCAGTTTTTGTAATCTTAATTTTAGGTTATTATTTTCTTCGGAAAGTTCCTGTACTGCTTTAATTAGGTAGGGAATAGTGTTGTAATAACTTATTCTTAAATAGTCGTTGTAAGTTTGTTTATCATCCATATCCTGAACAACAAAACTTTCTTCTATTGATTGAACCTGTTGAGCTATTGCTCCGATTTTTTCGAATTTACCATCTTTCTTCCAGTTAAATTCAACCATTTCAATATTATTAAGCATATCTAGTGCTTTAACTTTTGTTGGTTTGATATCAGTTTTTAAACGTCTGTCAGAAGATGTACTGTTAGCTTTGTTAATTTGACTCCACCAAACTACAGTTGTTTTCCCACCACCAGTTTTATCTCCTTGAATATCATTTCCATGAGTGTCGATATATCGACCATACACTTCCATTCCATTATGAAATGTTGGTGTTGCTTTACAAGTCATAACACCTTGTGCATTCACCCACCAAGCGTTAGGTCCAGCCTTTGTCCATTTATCACCCCACGCCGCCCAAAGTTGAGCTCCTCTACTACCAACGTTGTGTCCAGGATTTATCCCGCAATCAAAATTAATTGTACCAGTTAACCAAAAACCACCATCATTAGGATTTTGTCCTATTCTAAATCCACCTATCTCTCCTGTATAAGCACTTAACACTCCACTAATATCAACTTTATCAGCATTGATTTTAACCACACCTTGAGCAGGTCCTTCTCCTGTTGTTTCCACACTAGCATTAATAGAAGCTATTACATTGTCTTTACTAACTTTCAAATCAATCTCATCTTTAGTTTGCTTAATTGAACTCTCTAACTTACTTACTTGACTGTTTTTAACATATTCAGTACTTACATCGTAAATTTCAACGTTAGAAATTTTAGTATTTCCGACCTCTATCATTCTTATATACATTCTGTTAGGGTTTGTATCATCGTTAATAGTGAATGTAAATTCATTATCTTTATCTTTAAAAACTTGAGTTAAATTATTTCCATCATATCCAACACGGTTATATATATCCCATCTGTCACCGTTAGAATAACCAGAAGCATCAAATTTAACAGTATAAACATTGCCATTGATTTTATTTTTATTTAAATGCAATTGAATGAATTTATATGTGCTATCAGTAGCAGAGCTACTATATAAGTTTTCTCTAGCTTTTTCATCATCTTTTTTAACTCTAAAATCACCCTTATATATCTTCACATTCTTAACTTTAGTATTAGCCCCTAAAGGATATAGATTAACATTACCCCGATTATCAGGATACTTAACAACCCAATAGTTTAACCCATTCTGAATTACTTTCTTATCTCCACCATCACTAGCACCGTACATATAAGTTTGTTGATTAGCTGGTACGTTATCTAAATCAGCCAAAATTGTGTAATATTCATTAGCTACTAAATTTTCTTTAGCGTTAAAATATAAATCATTCCCAGTCTTTTCAACGTCTTCATAATTTAAATTATTCTTAAAATATGCACTAGATAAGATTTTAGTATCAATCTCACCTACAACAGATGTAAAGCCATCTAACGTACTTTCAAAAGTCTTATATTTCTTAATAGTTTCACTTAACAACCTTACATCTGGCACATTGTCTAATCTTGTATCCGCCACCGCTTGCAAGCCGTTATAAGTAACTGTTGCTAGTGCAAATAATGTACTACCGTCTTTCTCACCGTTGCTCCAAAATGTATAATCAATCGCATTGTAACTCGTAACTGTTGGATTTTCTTTAGTTTGCCAACTGCTAAAATTACCGCCTTTGTAAGTTATAACGCTACTAAAATCTCGTATTTCTCGACCATCGTAAAATACTTTTAGGTTAAGCTTAACATCGTTTATTACGTTGTTAACATATCCACCAGTTAACCACAATGAAGCTGTTAAACTGTGTCCATTCGTTCCGTCACGACCACGTTCACCGTCTCTACCTCTTGCTCCATCCTCACCTCTAATCTTAGTCCAACTATACTCACTAGCACTTGTTGGGGCTGTTGCTTTATCACCTGTATATATCCCTATATACTTCCGATTAGAGTTGTTATCCATATTTCGACCATCTTCAAAATCGCTGTATTTTTTGTGAAGATATGAGCTTTTCCCTTTAAGCTCTTCTTTAGTAGGTAGATTTTTTTTGACTTCTCCTACTATTTCATTGACTTTGCCATTTACTGCATTATTAACCGCTTCAGTTATGGCACTTTGTTGTAAATGAAATTCTCCTGTATCTAAATCCCAATAACTGCTGCCATCAGCAGATTGAATACGACCAGCTCTTAACACACCAGTATTAATTAAATCTAACGTTGCACCAGTACCATCAAGGAATGTTTTCCAGTTCCATTCTCCTGTTGGTTTCTTGCTGTTAGCTATAGCAATTTTACCAGCTCCCATATACACTACTTTAGTAGGATTTTGATCAATAGGTTTATCAAATGAATAATAACCAGCAGGTACTTTATACTCATTATCGGCTTTTAAATCGTAGTTATAACCATCTTCATTTATTAATTTATCAGATAATCTTTCACGTATCTTATCAAGCCAATAAACTGTGTCGTCTTGAAAATTCTTCATTTCTTTAGCTAATTCAATAGTTCTACTGAACGGAGATGTCGTAACCTTATCACCTATTCCAAATTCAGTTAATTTATTATCTACTAAATTCCTTTTAACTTTAAATACTCTCGTCTCATACTTAATACCTAATTTAGGATTAAATATTCCAACAGTATCTCCTAATTCAAGATTACCAACGTTTAAAACTTTTGCACTGTACTCTACTTGCATTCTACTATTCTTTTCAAGCCACTCATAAGAAAGTCTTAATAGTTTTTCTTTATCAGTTTCATCTTGAAATTCAACGATTTTAATACGTGGTTTAGTACCTTTTTCAAAACCATATAATCTAGTCATAGCAGGTATTTCTACGTACTCTTGACCTACTGGTTTATCTACTGGTTGACCGCTTGTTCTTCTCCACTCAACATCTTTAAATGATATTCTACGACCATAACCCCCAGTGTCAGTTTCTTCACCTTTACCACGGCCCACAACGGCTGTATAAATCGCACCTTGTGACTTCTTCTCACTAACTGTAAGTAAATCTCTACCATGAACAAATACTTTTCCGTTCCTTGCTCCTAGTCTAGTGAACACATCTAAATATCTACCTGTGATTTTCCCTCGACTAAATTCTAATCGTGGTTTAATCTCAATTTGTGTCGCTTCAATTAATTTACTTATAGCTTCCTTACGTGTAACATAGTAAAAGTTTCCTGTGTAATTACGTTGAACATTAACGCTACCTAACTGCCATCGTGATCCTTCTAATATAGTTGTTAATACTCCAACAACTTCTCTATTAGTTGGTCTAAAGTCTTTGATATATCCATCACTTTCCATATCGTCGAAAAACATATGTACACCGACTATTTTTACATCAGTAGTGCTAGTTTTTGTTACATGATCTATTTTATACAGATGGAATATTCTATTATCAGAATAATCTTTATGTCCTATATAAGAGGCTTTCTCAATCAATTCAGAATACACCACAGTACATTCTATAGTTTGAATTTTATTTATTTCTTCGTTCTGAATTCCTTCTAACGGGCTTACAGTACCTATTAGCTTTTCATCATTATTGAATAGAAATAGTTTCATTAATACATCCTCTCTTTCGTATGAACTTCTAACACTCTACTGTTGCTGCAAGTAATTACATCACCTTGTTTAACTGTAAAATCAAAATCACTTTCCACAAAATCAATTAATTCACTTCTTACCATTGCATTTAATTTCAACGGATAATCTTTGTTCAAATCAATCTCAAGCACATCACCAACGGCGAAAGAAGTATGATTAATTATTATCTTTTTAGTAGTGGTTTGATTTTTAATGATAATCTTATCGCTAACGCTATTTACAATCACCTTAATTAGTTCTGGTGTGAATTCATTTTTGTTGTTAGGTAATTTAGTTATAGTCACATTGTTTACTCCTGTGTCTTTATCAACTTCTTTATATTTATAAGGATCTAAACACAGAAAAGTAAATGTTGATACAATACTGTTTGATGTTTCTTCAATGTCGCTAGCTTTTTGCAAGATAGCTGTATATGAATAATCTGGTTCATCTGTGAATTTTAATATTTTTGGTTCATCGGTTTGTAATAACATATTTAGTCTATTGAATTTCTGTCTAAATTCTTCATTAGTTGTTGCTTTTAACTGGAATTTAACCACAATAGCTCTAACTTCTAAATTGCCATATAGAAAATATTTTCCGTCCGTCCCTGGAATATCAGTTGAGTTTATATTCTTACTTAACAAACCTCGACCACTTACCGCTAACGTTCGAAAACCTTCTAGATCTGTATCTATATTTACACCGTTAAATATAGTTTGAATAGAAGAGTGTAATTGCTCTCCTATTTCATTAGTATTAATAAAATTGTACATTTACACTCCTCCTAAATTGAATAAACTTCTTCTAGTTGTATTGCTTCACCGTTTAATTGATTAATATCACTCACAAAGGCTCTGAAGTCCTTATTACCTAATTTGAATGTAATTACCATAGGTTGTGAACTAATAGTATTTTCAACGTTTAAAGCTTTACTTTGATTAATATTAAATCTTGACTCAATGGCACCTGTGATACTTTGTACTTTTGCCATAGTTTTATCAAAGCCGTTGTCTAAACCTCTATTAAGTCCGCCCATAATAGCATTACCAGCAGGAATTAATAAACGTTTATCGACTTCAATCGGTCCTTTATGATCTCTAATCCATCCGGCTATTCCACTAACAAAACCTTTTACACTTTCCCAAGCAGATTTTAAACCGTTTAAAAGTCCGTTCATGATAGCACGTCCGATATCCCACAAGTTGATATTTCTAAGTGTATTAAAGATATTTGTAACGCTACTTACTAAACTTTGAACTCCGTTTTTAAAAGTATTCCAAGCGTTTTGAGCTGCATTCACAATCCCTTGAATGATACTCACTACACTTGACTTAATAGAGTTCCATGTGTTTACTGCTATACTTTTAACAGTATTTATTAACGTTGTAAAGAAAGATTTGAACCCCTCCCACAACGCTTTTATACCATTGACTAATCCAGTAACAATTGTTGTCACTGCTGTTTTAAGTGCATTCCAAACAGTTGAAGCTGTTGTCGATAAGAAATTCCAGATAGCTTCTAATCCAGCTTTCAGTCCTTCCCATGCATTTTTAATCAATGCTACAGTTACTCCAACTATTGCTGTTATTACGAATTTTATACCTTCCCAAACCATCTGAATAGCATTTTTTATCGCTTCCCAAATCATCTGTAAGTCTTCTTTAAGTTTAGTAAAGTTACCTGTCACTAAATCAATAACGATTAACACCGCTCCCATCACAATAGCTTTGATGAATTCCCAAGCACCTTGAATTACCATTTTAACACCTTCCCAAACGGCTGAAAGACCTTCTTTTAAGATATTCCATGAATTTATGAAGCTGTCTATAAACGGTTGTACTACTGAAGAAATAGCACCGACAATATAATTCCATGCAAACGTTGCTGCAAAAGAAATTATATTCCAAACTGCTTGTAATAAAGCTACTGCACTATTCCATTTATCGACTATCCACTGAACCACAGTTTGTACTCCTGTTTTTAGTCCTTCCCAAAGTCCACTGAAGAATTCACCGCAAGCACTCCACGCTGTTTTTATCGCTTCCCAAGCTCCGATAAAAGCTTGTTTGATAGCATTCCATATAGCTATAACTGCATTTCTAAAACCTTCATTTGTTTTCCATAAATACAGAATAATAGCTACTAACGCTACTATCCCAGCAATTATTAAAGTGATAGGATTAGCACTCATAACTAAATTTAAAGCAGCTTGTGCCATCGTCCATAATTTTGTCCCAGTAACAATTTTAGTTATCCAAGCAACAAAACCTCCAGCACCAGAAATAACACTTGCAAAATGTAACGTTGCCAATGCTGCTCCAGCTCCTATCAATACAGGGGCTAAAGTTGAAATAACGGAAACTAAACCGCTAATCGCACTAACTACAGGCGGTACTACTGTTTTCAATACATCTAATCCACCAGTTACTAATTCACCTATTCCAGAAATAATTCCAGTGATCTTATCCTTACCAATAGCATCTATTATTTCATTAATTTTCGTGACAATACCTGCTTGCATATTCCCTACTGCACCTTCAATAGTTTTAGTAGAGGTTGCCGCTTCTCGTGCAACATCTGTCATACCTAAATCCATAATAGCTTTGTTAAATTCTTCTGCACTAATTTTTCCTTGCTCTAATGCTTTTCTAAAATCTCCAGTATAAGCTCCATTTTGTCTTAAAGCTTCCTGAATTTTACCACTAGCCCCAGGAATTGCATCTGATAATTGTCTCCAGTTTTCACCAGTTAATTTACCAGCAGAAGCGGTCTGAGTCATTACCATTGCTACTGATTTAAATGTATCTGCATTACCTCCAGCAACTGCATTTAAATTCCCTGCCGCTTGTGTTAATGCGTCATAATCTTTAATTCCGTTTGCTGCTAATTGTGCGGTTGTATTTGCTATTGTGTTTAAATCATACACAGTATCGTCCGCATATTTCTTAACACTTTGAGCACTCTTTTCAATAGCACTGTTATCTAATCCAGCAAACTGCATTGTACTTCTAAATTTATCCATTGCATCAGATGCTTTAAAAGATTCACTAACTAATGTTCCTATATCACCAGTTACTTTAGTTATTGCACTTGCTGCTAAATTTGCTAATGCCATAGCTTTAAAAGTACCACCGATTTTTTGTCCACTTTGTTCACTCTTGCTAGCTTTGGCATCAAATGCATCAAGTTTTTGATTAATAGCATCTAATGTATGACTAAAACCTTTATCAACCGCAGATAATATCGCTTCTACTGAATATTGTTCTGCCATATTTTATCTCCTTTCTACATATTTGCTTTTAATAGTAAATTGCTTAATTCTTCATCTTTGATAGTAGGTACTATTTCACCAGTTATTTCTCTATATTCTTTTTCATAGTCAAAAAAGTCTTTAAAACTTCCGTACACATATACTTCTTGCTTACCTTTCGTCTCTGTTCGTTTAACTACACGATTTAACCATGCTTGCTTGTAAATTAGATGTTCTTCATCTAACAACCTTAATTTCGCACCTTTCATCAGTAAGTTATATTGATTAAGAGTAAGTATATTTATTTCATAGATACTTGTGATACCTAGATACCTTACACAATTTACTATTATTTCTTCGTATGCTTCTTTGGAGTTTTTATAGTTTATGCTTCTGTTTTCAGAGTCTCCCTGTTCTGTTTCAGAATTCTCTTTCCCGCATTACTTTCTTCTAGTGCTTTGATTACTTCATCGAATAAAGCTTCGATATCTTCGTGTTCATCAATAAAATTATCAATTTCAGTTTGTGTTGGTCTTTCTTTTTCTAGAAATGTTCCTGCATATAAAACATCAGATAAACTTGCCACATCTCCTCCTAGAATTTCTGGTATTTTCATACTTAAAGACATACCAAGCTTTATTCCTTTAGCTTCTAGTGGATGATTTTTATCTAACTCACGTACAAAGCCAACTCCAAATTTTACTTCTACTGTTTTATTTTCGTTTAATCTTAATTGCATATTATTTTCCTCCAAAAAAATAGCTAACCAGTATTTCTACCAGTTAGCTTTGTTTAATTATTCTTCTGTTGTGTCAATAGTAGTGTCTTTAAACACATATTGAACCACTTGTGCTTGTTCATCAGTTAATGTTGCATAACCTGTTTTCCCAACTCCATTGATTGAAAATTCAAGTTCTAATTCAACGCTATCTTCTGAATTAGGATTAGTGCCAAATTTAGTTACATATCCTCGATAATAAGTAGCTTTATATTTATTAGCTTCATTTTTCTCAGCTTTATCAATTTCCCAGATTTCAATAATATCACCATTGATTAAAGCTTCTCTTAATTCCTCGATATGTTTATCACCTTTAGCTACAATTGACTTAGCCGAAAAGTCATACTCAACTGCACCTAAATTTTGGATATTTCCATCTTTAGTTTTTTGTGCATCAGAATCTCTACTGATCTCATTACTATGTTCAGTCTGAAAAGCTAATTTAAAAGCAGCTTCTGTTTTAGCATTTTTTAAAAATCTATATAAAAGAATAATATCTATACCCTTTTTAGCTTCATAAGTTTTTTTTACTTCTGACATTTATTATCTCCTTATCTTAAATTAAATTCTAATTCAATAACCGCTCTTTTAAGAGGTGTTACTGTTGTTCTATCATCAAGTATTCTAATATTGCTTGAATTAATATTTAAACTCCACGAATACCCCTCTGTATGCTCTATTCTCAAACATTTTTCTAGTATAGCATTTGCCATACTAGATACTTCTTTTCGTTTTGTCTGTAAGCCCCACACAGATAGTGTAAGACTAACATTTCCTTTTACATCTGTTTTATTAATAGCATAACTAACAGATGTATCTTCCATTTCTACAAACGGATAAGGTACTTCATTCATAGGTTTATAATCGTAGACTTTATAACCTAAATTCTTGCATATCTTAAATACTTCATCAAAAATACTTTGTTCTCTAGTTTTAATCATGTTAATTTTTTCAAGTCATTAACGAACTCTTTCTTAACCTGTTGGAAAGCAGGTTTAACAAATGGTTGTTTATCCATAAAACGTGTACCATATTCAACGTACGGAGAGTATTTTGTGGTTGGTTTAACTCTAACCATTAATCCACCTTTTTCATTTAGTAAGTTGATACTTCTTCTAGTAGCACCAGTTGAATATCCTTTTTTAAATACTGCCTTTTTAACCATTTCTTGTTGTAAACTTGCTCCGTGTTTCTTCACAATTTCTTTTACTAAAGTCATTTGTGCTTTGTCTTTTAAACTTATCTGTAATTTTTTAATTCCATATATCTTTAGTCCCATCGCTATCATCCCTTTCAAGATAAAACACTTTACTTATTTGTTTATCCGCTGTTGGAATGTATCGTTCTCCACGATATTCAACAATATTGAAAGGTTTATCATAAGCGTTTTTCATGAATATAACTTTTCTTTGTTTGTTATAATCTCCGAAAATCTGAACTGACTTACCAAGACCTAAATCCATTGTGAAGCATGTAACAATATCTGAATAGAGTTCTTTATAGACATGTTCTCCTGTTTCATAATCATACTCGTTTTTATCTACTTGCTTTAAAATTGCTCTATCTGAATATCTCATTAGAATATTAATAATTGACCTTTCTTTGATTTTTCTTTCTTGAAGTCTTCTCTTAACATTTCATCCCAAGGGGCGAACTCATTTAAGAAAGTCTCATAGTTAACAGAGTGACCTTCAACAGATTCAGACGTAGCACCTTCAGCACCACGTCTGTTAAATCTTTTAATAACACAGTCTTCGATAATGAACCTGTATTTATTTTCAATTTCATCTTGTTTATAAGTGAATTTGAAATGGTCAATAACCTTATCAATAAGTCTACATAGGATAGTATCTTGCAAAGTATCACGAATATCTAAATCTTCTTTAACGTTATCTAATACTAAATCTCTATCCATAAGTTAACTCCTAAGGTTCGATATCCAACATATACACATCATCTAATCTTTCAAATGATGGTAAAGCAATCATAGTTACTTTAGTTTGAACATTGACAGGATCAACTAGTTCTTGAGTTGTAATAGCAATACCAGTATTAACAACTTTCACTTCAACTCCAGCAACATTCCCACCTAATAAATCAGATTCTTCTGGTGTAGTACCGAATACTGTTTTCCCTAAAGTAGCGTTAGGAATGAATGATACATAACCTTCTGGATAGAATTTTTTAGTGTTTCCATCATCATCTACAAATGTATCATTTTTAATCTCAACTTTTACACCATGTGCATCTAAAAGGTATTCAGTTAATTCAGTATTTGTTACTGTAGCTCCTTTAGGTGCTAATGGTTTAACGTTTTTAATAGTTGAGTTTGCTTTTCTGATTAAACCAAAAGTTTTTTGAGTCATGATAAGAATTTCTGCTTTCTTACCTTGATTTTCCATAGCTTCAATAGCTTTTTCAATATCAGCTAGTGGAGTTGCTTCTGCTTCAGTCCATTTTGTCCCAACAGTTCCTTTCATAGAGTCTTTAACTCCATAATCAAACTCTTGAGCTACTCCGTTATTGTTAAATGAGATTTTACCAGTTGCTAACACTTGCATTCTCATAGCTTCTAATCTAGCTTTAGCACCATTTAATAAGTGTGTTTGGTCATCAAAAATACCAGTAACCACACTATCAATAAGTGCTTGATTACCGGTAGCTTCAATCATATTTAATTGTTGTCTTTCTTCTTCTTTAACTACAACAGCCTCTTTGAAGAATGGCATTTGCTCTTCTGTTACGCTTAAGTTCATTCTTTCACGTAGAGGAGCTTTAGTATCGAACGCAGCAGGTTTTAAAGCTACTGCTTTACCACTTCCACCTTTTACAAATGCTAATTTAATTCCTAATTGTTTTCTAGCAGGAAATAATTTATCTCCTAAAGTAGTATCAACGTTCTCTTGTGAAGCGTTCCAATATCCACTTACATTTTCTGCTGTAATTGTATCGTAAATTAATGCCATATTTTATAGTCCTCCTTATACACCTTTTACAAATTTGATTAAGTTTAATTTTGATTTTACGTTTGCATCAACAGTACCACCGTTGCATTTGTCTTCACGTAAAGTACCTTTAAACACACATGCTACTACTGAGTCTCCATCAGTTAAATCAACGTCATGTAATGCTACTCCGTCAACGTATTGTGCTGTTGCATCACCAGTTAATTTCTTAACTTTTTTTGTTCTATCTTCGAAAATAGACTTACCATCTCCAGCTAGTAATGTTCCAGCTTTTAATAATTTACGTCCGTTTTCTGTTACTGTTCCTGTAGTTGCTTTATCTACTGTTACTGAAATAGCTTCAAATTCTAAGTTATGTAAGATTTCAGTTTTATTAAAAATTGTTGTTGTTTTCATCTCTTATCCTCCTAAAATGGTTTTTTGTAACTTACACCTTGTGCCAGTCTTGCTCCTAAGTTCAACGGTTTTTCTGCTCCAGTAGCACCTACATTAGGTGTCGTTTGTCTAGCAGATTCTTTAACGGCATTATTAACTGCATCTTTAAATGCTTTTTCGAATACATTCACTGCTTTTAAAGCGTCTTCTGCTGTCCCATGTAAAGCGAATGTCTCAGCTAATTCAGTAGGTAAACCTTTACTAACTAAATCTTTCTGAACTTCCACAATTAGTTGAGAGTGTCTGAACTCAGCTACTTGTTTCTCAAATTCTGCTTTTTGGTCCTCAAAGTCTTTATCACGTTTTTGACTTTCACTTAATTTTGAATAGTCTTCACGTTTTTTTATTTCTTCTTCTAATCTTGAATTAAAGTTAGCTTCATTTTTCGCTTGCTGATTTTTTAAAGCTGTTTGAACTGCTTTATTTACATAGCTATCTAATTCAGATTGAGTAGCAGGTGCTTTAAACTCAGGTTCAGTATTGTTTGTTTCCGTTGTTCCTTCATCTGCAAAGTGTTGTAAGTTTAGTTTTAATAAAAATTGTTTGTTCATTGTTTCTCCTTATCCACGCTAGTCATATTTCTTATTGATCAGTTGTGCACCACTTATCTTTAAAAATAAGCCACGCTAGTTTAATTTGACATAATAAAAAGACCTTTTAACGTCATGTCTAGGACGAAAATGGAAAAATACATCATTTTTTCCATTTTGAAAATAGTTATTTAATTGAAAATGGAAAGTAATCGCTTTAATTCCATTTTGACATAATAAAAACACCTAACAAAAAAATGTTAAGTGTTTATTTTAATTCTTTAATAATTAAATCTTCTCCTAATTCTTCTAGCCTTGAAATAGCTTCATTTAAAGTCAAAGATTTATCTGTTTTTAAATCTAATTCTAAGTCAGATATTATTTTTAATACTTCTTCTTCATTATCTTTATTTCTGAATAATTCATCTGGTAAATACATTATTTAACCCCCTCTTCATTCATAGCATTGACTAATACATTCTGATAAACGAATGTTTCTGAATGTGTTAATTGTTCATTTTTATTAAGTTTACTGAATATACTATCTATATCACCAATCATATGCTTTCTATATTTTCTCTGATTAGGTGCATTTTCTAAAAACTTATCTACTAGTCTTTCTTTATGTTCTATGATGTAATCTTTATACTGTAAACCGTATTGTTGCCAATTATGTTCAATTTTACCTATTTGATTTGCAAGTTCATTCCATTGTGAGTTTTGACCGTTTAACCTGTCATTCCATGCTATCTCACCTAAATCAATTATATTATTTATCGAACTATATTTTTCTAGTTTTTTCAATCTAGGTACAGTATCAAGTAGATATTCTGCATAAGCTGGGCTTAATTGTTCCTTGATACCTAATCTACTTATAGCATAATGAGAAGAACTTTCTGCGAATGTTTCTTCTATTGCCAACGATGGTTCGTTCATTGAACCGTTAGAGAAATAATCAAATTTACGTCCGTGACCTTTAGCGTGATAAGCTTCATGTAATATAGTTTTTAATTGATAATTTTTACCTCTATCATCATTTTCTTCTAAACTATAACCTGTAATGATTAATTTATCTCCATCAGAATCAAAACTGCAATAACCTCTAGCACTTTTTCCTGTATGGTAACCTACTGGTATTTTTTCTAAACCTAATCTATCTAATAAATCTCTAGCAATATTTAAACGTTGTCTGTTTTTGAATTGTAAACCGTTTGACATTTTATCAAACGAACTTTCTTCTTTAATTATATCACCTTTATCATCTTCTTGTAAATTATTATCCAGCCCTCTTGCTTTACGATATTCAGCTATCTCTTTGTCTAGTTTTTCGCTATCGTAATAAGCTGCACTTGAACATTTGCAAAATGGATGCATAGGGTAGTAATTTACACCTACTTCTCTATCTTTAATCTTAAAATGTTGTCCATCAAGATGTTTGCATATATCACATGCTGTTGGTTCAGAGATATACACATATTCTTCATAGCCTGCTTGCTCCATACTGTCTATTTGAACATCTCCCTGAACTCGTGCCGCTTCAGTTACTAACAGTCTTTTAGCTTCATGAACACCAACGTCAAATTGTTTTCTAAGTCTTCCTACTAATTCAGTTGAGTTTCCACCTTGAATAATAGAACGTCTTAACATAACCTCAATAGTATTCATTAAAGCCTTTTGATTAGTCCACAATGTTTTACTGAAGTTACCATACTTATAATCGCTATTCACAATAGCTTTAACACCTTCTTTGCTGTATCTTAATTCAGTATCAAGTATTCCAGCTTGTCTAGCATATTCAGTCTTACCTAACTTTTCTAAGTGATTAGTTATTTCTTTACTATTCTCTTCAGTTAAGTTTGTTAAGTGTAAGTTTATTTCCGCTTTTAACAACTCTAACCTATTAATTCTCATAGTAGCATTGTAAAGCTTCAATTCTGCATTAGCTTCTGGGCTAAAATTTTTGTTCTTAACATACTCTTTTGCTTTCTTCTGGAAAGCTTTTACGTCGTGCTCAGAGACTCTCTTTTGTGCTTCCTCTATAGAAATACCTGCAACCTTTGAATAACGTTCATAGAACACTTTAATTTGATGTTCTACATCTGCTAAGGTAATAACAAAGTTCTTTTCAATCTGAGTCATTGTCTCTTTTTCATCTTTAATTTGATTAAGTTGATTTGCTAATTCTCTTTTTTTCCAATAATTAAACGATTGTTTCATCTACTATCACCTCTTCACCATCGTGTAAGTAGCTTTCTATATCCATTTCATTAAGTCCTAAGTCTTTTAAGAATTTTCTTGCTAATGCTTCGCTATAATCTCCAGCTTTGAATTTTTTAAGAATACTTGTGATTTTATAAAGTAGTTTTCCTTTATCAACATCGTAAGTATTTTCTTCTGGTACTGCTGGAGTATCAAGTAATTCTTGTTCTTTTTTCGGATCATCTACAATTCCAGTTAGTCTCATTGCTGTTTCATTAGTAACCATACCACCTAACGATTTAAAAGCGTTGATAGTCTCTTCAAGTGCTTTAGGTAGATTAGGATTGAATGTGATTTTAAGTTTTGAAATATCAAAATCAGTTAATTCTTTAACATAGTCACCAATATTAGCTATAAGTTGATATCTACGTTTTAAACTTTTTTCAAATAACGATTGAGTATCTACTCTTGCTTGTTCCAGTCCGAACAGTTTATACTTCATAGCTTCACCACTTTGAACACCATTGAAATTTTGGTCTGTCATATCTGGAGTGTTTGTATATTTGTGAATATCATTTACAATACGTTTTTTATAAGACTCAACACCGTTCACATCGTACTGTTTGTATAGATATTTAGCGTCTACCTTACCTTCAGTCCCGTTAATATCCACAGGTGGTTTTAACTGAAGTAATCTTGCACGTCTCATTTTACGCATGTACTCAATTTGCTTTTTGTTATCCCCTAATACATCATCGGGAAAAGCTACTTGTCCGAATATAGCAAGTATTGCATCAGAAGTATCTGTCATATAGTTTGCTGTGTCAGATTGAACTGCATCGTATGAGTCAATTAATGATAGCTCACTTTCATAATCTCCCATACCTTCAGCCGTGTTGAGATATTCTGTAATAGGTACATCGTTAAACATATGAGGCTCGATTGCTAACTCAGTAATTACACCCTCTATCATTTGGCACTTATGAATAACGTTATTTAAATATACATCAATAAAATGTTTTTTATTATCTGAAAGTCCTACAGAGTAATATCTTACACCAGCTAACATTTTATCTTCTAGTGTATTATCATAAATCACAAATGTATTTAATGGATCTAACCTCTTAACTTTAGTTACATCTTCCATTGAACGATACACTAAGTCGTATGCTCTACCTACTTTTGATAAATCCAGAACAAGCATTCTGTTTAAATCATGAAAGCTATTGACTTTAGCTATTTCTTTCAGCACTTCATCTGTTGCACTGTTTTCTTCTCCGTCTTCATATTCAACTTGAATAGGTTTACCAACTAAATATCCTTGCTTAAACACAGATATACTCTTACCAAAATTATGAATGATTCTAGTATCCGCCATATCTTGCTCACTACGTCTTTGTTGAACGCTAATAGTATGGTTGTTACCTTCTGAATAGTCGTATAATTCTTGAATTCTAGGACGTTGTGTACTTTTATGATGCTCTAGGAATTCCCTTAAGACTTTATGTTCATTTTCAAACAATTCTTCAACGTTATTAATTCTGTAACGCATTCTAGATTCTCTATGAAATCTAAGTGTTAATGTTTTACTCTTACCTGTACTATCAACGAATGTTTCATTGTATGCCATTTATTATCCTTTCCCAAATCCAGCAACAAGTGTGCTGTATTGATTATCTTGTTTATTTTGTTGACCAATAATATTAATGTAAGGTATATATCCATATTGACTAGCGTTGATAGTATGGTCATTTCTATCTTCTGGTTCGTCTTTATCTTCTTTCCACGAATATATATTTAACTCTCTGATATGCTCTTCACAGTGGTCTAATACTAAGTATTTTAAATTCTTCATCCAACCACTTGAAATATTTATCCTATCTATGATTCTTACACGCTTATCAGCGTTATAAAACTCATATATCAAGCCTTTTTGTTGTTTATACTTTCTTAATTCCATCATCGTTGCCTGGTCAGCGTTATCAACAAAGACTTTACGACAAAAGCCCCACTTATCTTTACAGTAGTCTAAAAAATTATGTAATTTTACTGCAACGTCTGAAGGTGCTATTTTACTGTTGTTAAAGTCTTTATTATTATAAGTTTTCTCTTCAAGTGCAATAAGTTCTCCGTCTGTTGTGATACCTTGAAAAATAAACGATATTGTATCTTCAGTCTTATCTGAGTAAGATGTATCGACACCACAAGAATAACGGATAAACGTTTTAGTCCTTGCTATATCTTCGGTTATAACGTTTGATTTTCTATCAAACATACTGAATACCAAGCCTTCTGCACGTCCTCTGAGACCTTGAATTTTATTCTTATAAAGTTTTGTTCCAACTGCAACTGTATTTTTAATCTTTTCTTTCTTTTCTTCCGATAAACCATAATTATGATCAAAAGAAAAAAACCAGTAAGTCCAATTAGCTTGTTCTGGTTCAATTAACATTTCTCTTATTTCCTGCGGTGTGTCATATTCATATTTAGGTAATGCTCTAAACCTGTTTATATACCTTGAATAGATAGGGAGTGTAGGATCGTCTGGATTCATTGTACACATCCAATAATCACATCGCATAGTTGCTTCTTGTACAAAATCAATGTCAGCTGTGTTTATTTCATCGATAAAACCGCAACCAAACTGTGAACCTAACGCTTTTTCCCATTTATCTCTTGAAGAGTAACCTAAAATAAATATAATCTTTTCACCGCTAGGAGTATCGTATTTTAAATGTGGTAATTTATAATTAGCATCACCATTACCACGATATACTATGTATTCATCAAATATATCAGTAATTCCTAAATCTGATTGAATTATATTCTTTTCAGCATCTCCAACTGACTTCGCACTAATGAAATGTAATTTTTGTTTACTCTGTGCAACTTTCAACATGAATTTAACAACACCTACAGTTGTTTTCCCTGCTGCCGTTGTTCCTTCTAATGCTTCAGCTTCTGCTTTATGTTTTAAGAAATACTTATACTTCGGAGATAACACAATGTTATTCATCGTCTTTTTCCTCTAGTTGAGTTAGGATACTTTCAAGTTTGCTATTTGTAGTAACGTTCATTTCAATTTTTTCTGAAGTTAAACCGTATCTTTTCGCTAATTCAACCGCAGCACTTTTCCTTGTTGCTGCATTAGGTTTAATCTCTATAATTTGCTGCGCTCCATTTCCTATCCCTAATGCATAAGGTTCAAGTATTTCACCACGCATTACAGATGTGAAAAATTGCAACACTTCATCTTGATCAGCTATTTTTTTTGAACTCAATTCAGAAAGCCGTTCATCGATGTACGCTTTTATGCCAACATTTGCCAACAATTTATGAGATTGTTTCCTTGCGTAATTAACAGAATATCCTGCACTCAAAGCCGATTTTTCAGCATTTCCACTAATGATGTACTCATCAGCGAATTTTTGTTGTTTTAAATTTAACTTTGCCAATTTTCCACCATCCTTTCTTGACAAATAAAAAAAGACAGTCGTTAAACTGTCGAAAGAGGTTGTTATGATAGTGATTTTAGGTAAGAGATTAATAACATACAAAATTTAAAAGTTTGGTATCCACATCTGCTTGTATAAAATCAAAGTAACTATATCTAGGAGTTCCCTTACCTAAAATCTTATAATATCATTATAAATGGTTTACCCCCGCCATTCAATAGAGTTTCTCCGCCAATTACCGCCAATTAGATTTTTATGGAAAAAATACCTTGAGAATTTAATCTTTGACACGTTCTCGTTGAGATATTCATTTTATATTTTATAGTCTCTTCATCTAAGCAGTCATAGTATCTGTAAAACATGTAAAGTCTACATTTATCATCTTTTATTTTATTCAACACACCTCTAGTAATAATTTTCACATTCATTAATTCAGAGGTATTGTCATAAATTTCTTTCTCCAATTCAATAATCTTACACACTATTATTTCCTGTTGACTTGTATTGCTACCACTTGTTTTAAAATCTTCTTTTGTGTAATCAGTAATTTTAATAGATTTTTTCATCTCAGCTAATTCTTTTAGCTCGTCCATATTTCTTTTAATATGGCTTCTAATTGAATTTATTTTATTTAAAAAATTTTTTCGTTTAAAATACTCTTCGTTACTCAATTTTCTTTGCATACACATCTCCTATTATCAGTATTTTATCATTGACATCACATAAATCAACCGTTAATTGTTTAAATTCAACAACAAACTTTCCTTTAGCAAACTTCACCTCACCTATTAATTGTTCATCGTATTTAACAATGTTATTTTCAAATATCATATTACCCCATTTATCTTTTAGTTCGCTGCAACGTAAAATCGTGAAGTTTTTAGTCTTAATATTTCCGTAAGGTTGTACTTCTAACTCAATTTCTTTAGTTTTAAAATTGTATTTAACCACAGATTTTACACCTTGAGTGGGAGTATAAGCTTTTAGATCGTACATCTTACTTCCTCCTATATCTCTTTACACTCAATGTTACTCACATCCATAAGGTTTATTTTTACACCTCTTAAGTCATATTCAAAATACACTATTTCATCATTTTCCTTTGCCATATCGAAATACCAAAGTAGTTTCTTTGTTGTTTCTACACCAAAAACATAGATTGCTTTTTCTCCGTTTTTGAAATTGATTGTAATTTTGTACAGTTTCATTAGCAAAACACCCCTTTTACCTCTTACTTAATTCCGTTCTTGCTTTTAAACAGATTCACTTCTTTCTCGATGCTTTTAAGAAGCACGGTTTCTTCTTCAATATCTGTTTCATTTTTTACATCTGATCTCTTAACATATTCTTGTAATGCATGTTTTATAATCTGAGCATCTTTATATTTTAATTCTAAATAAATTCTGTTAGTCATTAGCAAAGCACCTCCTTAATCTCATCTCCAAACTCTTCGATGAATTGTTCTGCTATTTCTTCTGATTTAAAATAAGGTAGTTTAACGAAATGTCGAAAAGTTCTACAAAAATTCACATCAAATTCTCCTTGTTCTTTTTTACATGTTATATAGCATTTTCTTTCATTAAAATTACTCCAATCTGGTGTCCAACCTTCGTTATGTTCCTCTGCCCACTTATGCAATTTAAACAGTAATATACATTCTCTTTCATATTGTTTAACTTCTCTTTCAGTTTCAAACGTTATACCTCGTTGATATATTTCCTTATATGCATCAATACTAATTATATTTCCTACTACATAAATTTCCCCTATTTCATCAGCATAGTAATAGTTTCTTATATCATCTGGCACTTTCACCTCATACGGCTTTTTATCCGCCTTACTTTCTAATAGCTTAATTCTTAAATTAGTAATTTGTTCTTCTAATCGTTTTACTTCTTGTTCTAGTTCTTCGTTAGTCATTTTTATTCCTCCTATTAAATATCAAATTCAAAATCATAATAATCGGCTTTATAAATTCCACCACAATCAAAGAAATAATCGTTTGCTATTTCCTTTAAATCTTCTTCAGAAAATTCATCTATATCAAAATCTTCATCTACTGGAACGTCAAACATTACTCTCATTTCAACGTTTAAATATTTTTGTTCATCCATCATTTTCTTTTATCTCCTAATCGTCTAGTTCTCCATTATATTGTGGTATTTCCATCCAATAAATAACATCATTTTCAGTATTTTCAAAACCTTCTCCATCTCCAATTTCTATCCATGTATCGATACGTGTATCAACAAACTTCCCTGAAGACAAAGGGTAAGTGACCAGTACTTCTTCGTCAATATCAGGTAACGTTCCATCCCACATAAAATCATATTTATCTCCATAAATTTCCACTTCATCTTCAGTCATCTTTCTCGTTGTTAATTTATTCCATTTCATTTTTAGTCCTCCTTCGGTAATTCAGCCCAGTAAATAATCGCACTCTTCATTTCATGGTGATAATATCTTAAATTCACATCAGCCCAAGTATGTTGTCTTACACATTTATCAAATTTATCAAAAATGTTGTAAATAACTACAACTGGATCATATAATTTCTCTGGTATTTCACCTTCCCAAATTAAGTAATCTTCTTCATGTTTATTAAATTCTTGAGATCTGTGAAAGTCATCCTTGTACTTAGCTATTTCTTCTTCTGTCATTTTTCTTAAATAAACTTTGTGCCATTTCATCGCTAATCCTCCTAATCGTTATATAAAACAATATTACTCGAATGTCCTAAATATTGTTTTCCGTTTTTTAACTTAACCTTTACAGTATCTTTATTATCATATGTAGTCCATTCTTCTACCTCCCCAGTAACTACTTCATTGTTAGGTAGTTTAATTACTGCTTTTTGTAACAAGACTTTATCTTCTCTAAAAACAGTTAAACCTAAACCGAAAATAATTAATACTGCACCTATAATTAGTATCAAGTCTATTTCTTCCTTAAACCGTTTCATTACTAATCCTCCAATAGATCTTTATTTTCGTAAATATTGCCAATAACTAAGTATTCACGCATATTCATCAATCTGATTAAATAATTTCCGTTGTTTGTTAAGTAATAGAATTCCTGTTCTTTATCTTTTTCAACTAAAAGCTTATCAATACAATGTTTATTTTCTTGATATTCTAATATATCACCGTTATAAATATAGTTACCAACCTTATCTTTAAAACCAGTGTTATAAATAAACTCAACTTCATCAAAATCAAAAAATCTATACATATGATAATTTTCATCATAAACTTCAACTACTTTAGTATCAAATCTAATCGATTCTACTTCAAATACTTTTTTAAAACCTTTTTCATACACTTTCGGTTGTTTCATTATTTCTCCTCCTACATACTAAATAAACTGTATATTTGATATGCTGTAAATATCGTTGCAAATATCAATATGATCACTAATATAATAATTAAATTTCTTTCTCCTATACGTTCTATAAAATTATCAACTTTACAATATACTTTATTAAGTTCTTCTTTTATTACATCTCTTTCTTCAACTGTCACTGTTGATAATGGTTCATCTATAAATCGATAATCATCGCAACAGACTATTTCTTCTACATCGTCAACATGAAATGTTATATTTGAAATAGTGATTTTCAAATTTTCGTTTCTCACTATTCCGTGTTTTACTTTGTAATAAGCTTCTTCTAAAACCATAAGATTATCAAAATCAATTGATGTTTCTAAAAAATCACCATTTTTTAACCAAAATCTTATTCTAACTAGACTCATTGTTTAATTCTCCTATATGTACAATTGCTATTACAACAGTCTCAAAAACATCTGCTCGACCTTTTTCATAAGGTCTAAGTCGGCTACCATCTTTTATATACTTAATATCTATAACGTATTCGTTCTCTTTTAAATCATTTGAGATAAAATCATTAATTTTATCAACCACAAACTCAATACCACTTGTTATTTTTACTACTCTTTTAATCATTGTCATCATACTCCGTAACCCCTAACTCTTCCAATTCGTTAGACAATTCTCTTCTCATTCCTAATATAACTTGTATAATTTTAGTTCTGTGCTCTTTCTTTACTGTTACTCCGTTAAAGCTGGTAGACACCGTTAAAGTTCTAGTAGGATTTTGAATATCCGTTATAAAACTATCCAATTTTTTTATTTCATCAATTAATTTGTTAGCATACTTTATTTCTCTAAAATTCATTAGTTTTCACCTCTTCCAAAATTGAACTCTCGTTCCATTTCATCTTTTAAAGTACAGATGAAATCATATAAAAATTCCATTTCAAAATCCCCATAAATTATCAGTTTTAACTTGTTAAAATCTAACCTTTCTAACTCTTTTTCATCTTTGTCAGTAAAAAATAAATTTACAGCATCAGAGATATTTTCTACTTCTATTTTTATTCCGTTCATATTTTCCCAATCTGGTATCTCATCAAACTTTTTATTCAAAGTAAATCTAGTTTTTAACCAATTCCAGTATTTTTTTTCTATTGTTTTATTAAATCTTCCCATTAAAACTCCAACCTTTCTAATTCTTTTATAAAATGTCTAAGAATAGCTGTAAAGTATTCTTTCTCTTGTTCACTTTGAAGTTGAATACCTAAGTTATTCTTAAATACAAACTCTTGTTTAGTTCTGTAAGAAATCGTGCGACCTCTATACTCGATAAATAGGTTATCTATATCTTTAAATTTAGCAATTTTAATTTTCATTATTAACCCCTCCTTATCTCCTATTCTCAAACGTAAGGCAAATTCTACATATTGCCCACACAAATGTTATTACATATACATCCTTTTCAGTAAGTTTAGTATTACACATTATCAGTATGAAACCAAACAACAGTATGATGCCGAACCATTCAAGCACATATCTAAGCATTGTATATCTCCTTCAACTGCTTCATGTGTTGTAACTCTCTAATACGTTCCTTTTGCTGCTGTATAGTCTGGTATTGTCCGATATTTTCAGTTGACAATTTTTCGATATTTTCACTTGAAATATACACACCTACCATTAATCCTACAGTGAACATTGCTATTAATATTGATAGTGTGATTAATATGATTTCTATGTTATTCCATAGCTTTTTCATCATTTGTTATCCTCCTAAACTTGGATTTATAGCTTCAAAATTGAAATCATTATATTTTTTCTCTTCATATCTCACTAACCTTCCATCAATAATAGTGAGATACTGTTCAAATTCCATACTACTTTCACTAGCATATAAATTAAAATCTAATGAATATTTTTGACTATGTTCGACTAGAAGTTGTTGAACAATGATAGCCCACGCTTGCTCTATCCATAATGTTATATGGCAAATAGTATCTTCGTCTTCTTCATCGTAATAAAATGATAATTCTTCACTTTTTATAAAAAATCTTCTAGTGTTTTTTAGCTTTATTTTTTTTAAATATGAACTTTCATACTCAAACCTATACTCGCCCAAACCATTATCTTCCATTTTTATGTCGATGTATTCAATTCCTGAAATAACACTTTCACTTTTTGCTATTACAAACTCATTTTCTATAAAATTAATTAAATCTTTCTTTTTACCTCTTATTTTTAAAAATCCTTCACACCAATTCGGCATCTCTTATCCTCCTATTCCGTTTAATTCTGCTATTTTCTTAGTTTGTTCAGCTTTTTTATCGTCTAGTGCTTTTAATTTTTCTTCTAATCTAGCATTTTTTATCCTTAATTCTATGGCTTCTTGTTTTTCTTTTTCTTTACGTTCTTGATACTCAGTTGCTTCAAGAAATATAAATACAAAATAAGCACCAACTAAAATTATAATTCCAGCTATAGCTAGTTTTTCTAACATTTTATCATTCCTTTCACTCTTTCTATATGCTTCCCACTCTAACTGTTTTCTTTGTTCAAATTCTTTAGTTTGTTTAGCTTCAGGTTTGCTAATTCCAAATTTATTCTTTTTAATCTTTTTTGCCATGTTATTTACCCCAGAAATAATTAATAATTTGATAAATGAAATTAATAACCCAACAAATAATGAATAATACTATTAAAAAGTTAAATCCTAGTATATACATTTTAAGTTTGTGAATTTCAAAACGTAATTTTTTTAATAAATCATTGTATACGTAAACGTCCATTTCTAATTTAAAAATCCTTTTTTCTAATTCTTTTACTTTCTCATCCATTTTCTATCCTCCTATCTCTCTTGCTGTACATCCCAACGCTTTTGCTAGTTTTCGCAAAGTTTCAAATCGTGGTGTTTTTTTCTCTGACCTGTTCTGATTAATTTAATAACGTTAAAATGCACTCCAGATAACTCGTATAATTCATAATCGGTTATCTTTTGCTTATCCATTATCTTTTGTACGTTAGTCATTTTTTTCACCGATAAGAATAAAAGCTGTGTAGAATGTTTGATATCCAGGTTCAACTACTGTTAATCCTTTTTCAAACTTTACATCAATTACATATTCATTATCTTTCAAATACTCTTCTTCATACGATTTTAAATTTTTATTTAAAAAATCATTAATAACTCTTATCAATACCAAACTGATATTTTCTTCAATGTTTACAATTCTTTTTATACCTTTCATCATAAAACACCTCAAATCGTTAAAATTTTACCTCTATTATCGTTTTAAAACTATTTTTGGTATAATTACTAATTTTTAACTTTAAAACGCTCAGAAGCGGTTTAAACACTTCTGAATTTTAAGTACGTAAAATTATTTCTCTTGCTTCTTCTAAACTTCTAGCAACACCATATATTACATTTTGCTTTGATAATGCTTCTTTAAAGACTTCTTGTTCTTTTCTAAGCTTCCCTGTTGGAGTTTTAACCTCTAAGAAAATTGCTTTCCCGTCTGTTCTTCTAAATCCGAATAAATCTGGAAAGCCTTTTGGAACTCCTGTAGAAATTATTCTATCTCCAACTTTAAAGCTACCAACATTAATTCTAAACATAACTGCAATATCATTAATCCCATTTCTAATAGTATTTTGAATGTCTGTTTCTTTCAAAATATCACCTCTTAAAATATATGTGTGAACAGTGTGAACAGTTCTCGCCGTTTTCTATATTTTTTATATATACTTTTCTTATATTTTTCTATATGTAAATAATATAGAAATAGTATTAAACTATTCACACTATTCACACTCTTAAAATCTCATACTTATATTTTGATAAAATCTACCTGTTCGCTTATGAACCTTAATATATCCCTTGTTGTCCATCTCTCTCCCAAATTTTGTTGAGGTTAGGACGAAAAATCCGTTCTGAGCACAGTAATTTTTATAGTGTTGGTATAATTCAGCTGCTTTGACTTCCTTACCTAAATTATTACTAACACATTCATCAAGGAATGTACTTACAACGTCCATTTCCTGTCTGTATTCTTTATTTGCCATAAGAATTTTAGAACACATACCTAATCTTTCTTTTTGCCACATTTCTAAACCTTTTAGCATCCATTGTAATATTCCATCACTCTCAGCTAAAAGTTTTGATGTTAAATCTGGATCAACTTCTTCATCTGTAAATTCTCTAGTAAACGGAATTAAACGAATACGTCTCCAGATACCTTTGTCAGTCCCACGAATTATAGGACGGTGATTGGTCGCCATCCATACCTTAAATTTAGGTGTAAACTCAAACTCGTTAGCATGTAAAAATCTAGCTGTAACTGTATCTCCGCCGGTTAACTGTTTAACTAAACCTTCGTTAAACCTCATACCATCATTACTCTCAACTGTAGTAACAAATCTAGCATCTTTAAGCCTAGCTATATCACTATTAGCACCTTGACTTTGTTTAACCATAAGCGAGTCTGGTTGAATATTAGCTCTATAATCTCCAAATATGTGACTTACCACATCCATAAACACAGATTTTCCGTTTTTACCATTACCGTTTAAGATAAACATTACCTGTTCTGTTGTCAGTCCTGTAAGTGAGTAACCTAACGCTTTTTGTATCCACCTGATAAGCTCTGTATCACCTTCAAAAATCTCTAGTAAGGCTTGCTCCCAACGCGGACATTTTTTACTTTCATCATAGTTAACATTAGCTTTTTTAGTAAATTTAAAACTAGCATCATGCGGTATATTCATGCCACTAACCATATCATAAATTGAATTTTCTAAATTAATTAACATATCATTGCTGTTAAATTCACTAATATCTATTGAATTTTTATACATTGCTTGCTTGATACCTGCAACTGTTCCTCTATTACTTCTAGAGTAGTTTAAATGCTTTTCAAAGGCTGTCTTCATTTTCTTAATACGTTTTTCATAGTCTTCTAAAAACTCACCTTCTAGCTTATCCATCGGAAAACCTTGTTTTTTCAGAACAACTACACTTTTTTCAAAATAATCATTTATCTTACCTAACGTATCAAATACCCAACGTTTACCATCGTATAAATACCAACCTTTGTTAGTATAAGAATATAACGCTCTATCCTTAAATATATCTGTGAACCTATCCGCATTTCCTGTATCATCCCACGGATAATGTTTATCCATATATAATTCTGGTAAAAATTCACGCTTTTTATATCCATCTAACGCTTTTTTAATCGTTAAATTACCATAAGTATCAGCACCATGTTTTTTATCCCATTTTTCACGGTATAACTGGCTTTCTCTTACTGCTTTATCCATTAATTCAGCATTACCATCTGTGAAATATGCAACCATAGAACAAAACGCTAAATCTGCTTCAGACTGACTAGGATATTCATTAAACTCACCGCTATATAATTTTCTGAACTTCTCATTTTTAACTTTTAAAAGATCATTAAAATTAACTATCCTATTATCTTGAACACCATAGTCCATTACTATTTTTGGTTGTTCCATATATTTTTTATAGATTTTCTCTAGTTCTTGTTGTCTGTCGTATACTTCATCTGGACAACCTTTTAAGATATTTCCTGTCATAGCGAAAAATCTTGCTTCTTGGTACATCTCAAGAGTACCTTTCCTGTTGATTCCTCCAGGAATTGAACCACGTATAATTATGTGTAGTCCCTTACCACTTACAGATACTTCTGTATAGCTGTTAAGCGTATTAATTATTTCTAATGTTTTCGTATCAATTTTATCTAAATTCACGCTATCAATATCAATTCCAACATATGGTGGAGTGAAGAAAAATCCCACTCCATCATATTCATCTGCATAAAGTAATGCCGTATCATAATCAACCCATGTTGATGGATCGTTACTCTTTGCACCTTTTTTTGTTTCTGGATTAATAGGTAGCTTACTTAATTTTTCAGTGTTCTTTTGCTTAACTAACTTGTAGCAACACCACTGCTTTAAATCTTGTAATTCACTAGGTATCATTTAACACCTCTTAAATAAAAGGATTTACCAAATCTTCTAGATCGTTCGCTTCTTTAATATCTCTTAAATTGATACTTACTTTACCGTTATTAGGATTAGTATAGTGTTCTACTCTAACAGAGATAGGTTTTTCGCTATGTTCAGATAACGCAGCAAAGAATTCATCATAACTTTGATATTCGGTTTCCTCTGGAATTCCATACGCTTTAGCGATATTCATTAAATCATACAGTCTATACTCTCCTGTATCTTGATTTTGCCAGTAAGTCATTCTGATAGTTTTAACAGATTCACTATTTTGTACTGCTAATTTTAACGCAAAATACTCATTACCATTTTTTGCTGTCTCTACTGAAATATCCTCAACTAATACTGTATAAATTCCTTCTGGTGTAACTGTAAATCCTGTGTTGTAACTCATTTTAATTGCCATATTATTTTAATCTCCTTTAATTTATGAATATCCTCTAATTTTTGCTTGATGGTAAACCCATCCAGGCTTGTAATTTTTTGCTTTTTGAATTTTTTGTAAATCTTGTATATTTTCAACTTCAGAAAGTTCTGGAATATACTCCAGTTTAATTTTTTTAATGTCTCTATACTCTATATCTTCATCAATAACATCAATAGTATTTTCCTTAATTTCCTTGACATATCCACAATACTGACAAGGATTTTTAATAGTTTCTGCAACTGACAAACAGTTAATACACATCTGTGAACGAACAGTAGGACGTTCGCTTTTCGGTTTAGTCTCTAGACTCCACGTTCTTGGAGTATCTGGTAAACCATGTTCTTTGTAATTTTCAACCATATCAACAATGATAGCTTGCTTATTAGGTTTGTATCTCATACATCTCATACTTTGTTGAATAAATAGCGATAACGATTTTGTTGGACGTAATAATATAACCGCATCGCAATCCGGAACGTCAAAGCCTTCTCCTAACACCATAACATTGCACAGTACATTTACTTTTCCTGTTCTAAAATCATTTATAATTTGATCTCTTTTATATTTATCAATCTTACTATGTAAGGTAACTCCTCCTAACGTTTTCGCTACTACTTCAGAATGTTCTATATTGTGACAATAGACTATAGTCTTGCAACCTTTTAAATATTTATCATATATTTTTTTTACATCACCTAATATTGATTTTTTAAAACTTCCATCTATACTTTTATTTGAGTAATCACCTTTAGAAAGCTTTAATTTATCAACATCAATTACAGATGGTGCTAAATATTTAAATGGTGCTAGAAAATTGTTCTCTATAAGCCACTGTACATCAACGCTTTCTATCAGAATATCATTCACATCTCCTAATCCACCGCCATTAAGTCTAATCGGTGTAGCTGTAAAACCTATTCTTTTTGCATTTGAGTAGCGTTCGTATATTTTAACGTAAGAATTAGCTAAGCTATGATGATTTTCATCAGTTACGATTAATTTATAATCAGTCCTATCAGAAGTTTTACGAACCTGTGTTTGAACCATAGCAACATTTACATAATTAGTGTTAACTCCTGCATTAATAAGTGTATTTTTAATCTGCTCTTGTAATTCTTTAACATGCACTAAAAACAACACATTAGCTTTTTTATCCGTGAACATTTTAATAATTGTTGCTATGATTACACTTTTTCCTGCTCCACAAGGTGCAACTACACAAGGTGCTTTGTGAGTATGTAAAGCTTGAAATGTATCTTTAATGATTTTCTTTTGATAATCTCTTAACACAAACATTTTATAAGCTCCACAATATCCAGTATTTCTTCTTTAGTCTTAAGTGGTATTTCAATTTTTTTCCCTGCGTCTCTTTTAGGAAGCCATATGACATACCCTGTGTAATTTTCGTAATTATCTTCATCATAGGCTAGTAAATATAGTGATAACTGCAAACTGATATAATCAACATCTAATTTAGTTGTTGTTTTAATATCGTAAATGATATTTTTACCTATACCATCCACACGTCCACAATATACAGTTTTATAATTTACAAAGATCTCTTTTTCTATAGTTTCAAAATCTTTAATTTTCTTATATTGATTAACCGCATTCTGTTCATATATATTTAAGTTGCGGTATTCTATACCATCTTCTAAATCTTCTAAAATTTTATGTACTCTAGTACCATACACCGCAGCTTTTCTTAATATACTTTTTGGCACATCACCATATTTATCACCTAAAATTAATTTAATACATTGTGTTACTGAAGGGACAACACGTCCCATATAAGAATACGTATGTGTTACATCATCATACTGAAATAGAGACACTTTCTTTTACTTCCGTTTCTTTGATGTAATCAAGATATAATAGTGGATTATCTTCCTTAAATTTTTTACTGTCAAACGACTGTCTAATATAAGGTTTCTTCTTAACTACTTTAAACTCTCCTACTTCATACTTTTCAGTATTCATCAGTAAGAATTGTTCTTTAATTTCTGATTCTAGTAATTTAAGTTCTAATTTTACTTCTTGATATTTTTTGAGTAACTGTTCCATACTTTGCTTAACTCCTCTACAGTAAAGTCTTCAATTTTTTCTTTTTTAGATGTTTTTAACCACGTATTTAATTTAGCTTCACCTAACGCTTCTGATATTTTTTTGATCAGTTCTTCTTTAGAAACTTTAGTTTGTTTTACTTCTTCTGGTTTATCTAAATCTTGACTATCTAATTCATCTTCATCTTCTTCAATCTCTAATGCATTCATATATAAATAACGTTTAGAGTATGTGTTGATAGCTCCGATATTTTGCATAGTCGGATTATCAAGTTTTTGTACAGGTATTCTATATGTAAGATAATCACCTGTTGAGCTGTCAGTAATAATAAGTTCTGCATAATCTTTTGTCAGATTATATTGACTATATAATCCATTTTTATTAAATATTTCATTTACTGTTGGTAAAATATCCTTTAATACAAAATATTTAAAGTTTTGGAATTTATTAAATCCGCTTTTCTTACGTGGTTTAGACTGCCAATCAACTCTTGATTTTTGTAATTTTTTCATCACGCTGTTTATTTTAATTTGTACTGGTTCGTACTGACTTAATTCTTCTTCAGATACAGTTACTTCAAATGGATTAACTTCATCCACTATTTCAATTTTAGAAAGCATATTTTCCTTTTGTAATAATGTTATTAATCTTTCTTCTGTAATTATTCTATTCATTTAATAATCTCCTTTGTCTTCTGTATTTTACGTATTCTTCTAGTACTTCTAATTCATCATCTTCTGACAATTCAAAGTAAGCTTTACCTACCCCTGTGTCTTCGTATGTAAATGTATCGTGAAAATGTGCTATATCACCAAAGATATATCCTTCTGTATAAAGTTCTTTAAGTTCATCTAAAACTATTTCTTTATTCTCCATAAATTATTTCTCCTAGCATATCTATTGCATCTTTAACTAAGTGATCAGGTACTTTTTTTCCGTTAATAAGAATATGCTCAATATCTTTCTCGTTTATAAACTCTTTCTCTTGATCTGTTAACAGATCATTTAACTTATCAAACACAGCTATTTCTTCATAACGCTTTTCACTAGCTTTTAGTCCGTCTAAATCGTTTAACCAAAACTCACAGTATCTGATTATTTTTTTGATGTCGTCCTGCGGTTCATCATGTTTCTTGTTTGCTCTTATTCCATATTTCAAGATGTTAGCTTGACACACACTGCCAAAGTCTTTTACTACATCTTGAATTAAATCTATTGTTTCAATGCCACCTGCTTTATAGTGGTTCGGATTAATATTATCTTTTGTCACTTGCAATTTCCCCTAAATATGTTATTTTAAAGTTGTATATTTTTGTAAGTAGTCGTTTTTTAAAACGGCTATTTTTTTATGGGGTAAACTGGTTTAACAGGTTTGATTTCCTCAAATAATTCACCGGGGCTAATTCTGAAATAATTACACAATATATCAATAGTATTCATTTGAATAGCTTTAATTCTATTGAATTTTATATTATTTAATGTCGGTCTACTTAACCCAGTATCTTTTGATACGTCAGTTATTTTTAAGCTTCTCTCCGCCATTAATTCCCATAACTTTATTCTGTATTGTTTCAAATCATATAACCTCCCTTGAAGTCTTTTGATAACATAACTTTTATCACGTGCAATTTCATTTTTTGTTGGTAATAATCCATCATACTTAAAATATCCTCTTCTTTTACATCGATTGCTTCATATTCTAAAGCTGTCAACATTCCACCTAAGATATAAGCATTCACAGTATTTTCTATCATTTTTTTTGTTGTCTTTAGTTTCTTCTAAATCATCTAATTTTAATAATTCTAAAATATCATCGTTAATATTTACTAACATTCTTTTCCTCCTTCACTCTTATCATTAAATCAATAAGCTCTTTTTTAGGAAGTTTAATTAAACTTTTATAAAGTTCTTCAATTTCATTAATATCATCACCATAAAGCAACTTATCAACGCTAGTATTTCCCATGATAGCTATTTTAATTAACGCTGCTTCTGGTGGAAGTCGAAAACCTTTTTCCCAATCTGACACACTGCTTTTACTAGCTCCAACTTTCTCTGCGAATTCAATCAAAGTTAAAAAGTTACGTTTTCTAATAGTTGAAATGCGACGTCCCACATGCTTTTTGTTGATATTTTCATCCTGGTTTCTTTTCATCTTAATACCCCTCTTTTTGACGTTGGATATTCACTAATGATTTCTTTTTATATGCTTCAAATAAATCTTCAAAACTGTAATAAATCATTGCAATGTTTAAAATCAACTCAATAGCAAATCCAACTGACTGTTTGTAAACAGTATTGTGTACTCTTTTTTGAGAATAACTCACCATGTTCAATCTCATTTCTCATTAATTTAATGTGTTGTTCGTTATTCCTATTTAACACAGTTGCACATCTATCAATTTCAAAATGTTTCTCATCGTCATTTAATAGTGATAATGCGAACGCTAGACAATCAGCTAATTCATCTAGTTGTTTTTCAATCGGTGTCTTATGCTTTTTCCAAATTTTGAAAAATCCTATAGCGTTATACCATTCGTGAAATTCTTCACTTAAGGCTGTTACTATTTTTTCGCGCTCCCACACATCCATGTGTTTATCTACTTCATGTTGAATTAATTGTAAATCTCTTAAATTATGGTATAAATTTAAATCACTCATCTTCTATTCTCCTTTCAATTCATTTAAATCTATATCTAATACTTTAGCTATTTTAACGACATGTTCTAACTTTATACTTTTTATACTGTTGTATCTGATTCTACCTACAGTGCTATAAGGTATGCCAGTTAATTTAGCTATCTGTTCACAAGAAATACCAGTTTCTTCTTGTTTTGTTTTTAACAAATATTTAAACGTTGGGATAGCTTCATTACTATTTTGTTTACTTATCTTCATAATCATCTTCTTCACCATCTTCAAAAGCGTATTTTCCACGTTCATCAAAAGTGTAAAACGTTAATGTTGTAATTCCAACAAGGAACGCTAAAATTCTTGTGTAATCAATATCAGTCATAATGAATGTGCAAATAGCAATTATAAGGTACGTCCAGTATAGATTATTGAATTTTCTACGTTTTAAGTTATTCATTTTAACCAACTCCTATATTTTTAAATTCTTGTACAGTTTGTTTATTGAAAGGTAGCACATACTTTTCTAATCTTTTATCTTTAAAATAATCATAATTAGAAGCAAAGTGTAACCATGCATAAACGTTAAACTGTTCTTGACCTACTTTTAGATAACATCCCGACGGATAGAATTTTTCATCAATTTTTTCTTTGAATTTATTTCTATACTTATCGTAAGTTGTAGACTTTATGTTAAAACAATTCATTATTTCATCTTTAGAGACATAAGGAAAAGAAAGATCAAGTTTTTTTAATTCCACTAAATTTAATTGAATTTCTGGCATTAATTTCACCTCCTTTTAAGTTTAAAACTATATTTTTTATATTTTAATCACGGTTAAACCGTGTTAATGGGTAAAAAATTTATATCAGAATAACTGATATCAAATAATAATTCTATCTTAATTATCTCAGGAACATCAGGATAACTTTTACAGTTCTCCCATTTACTCCAAGTTGAAGGGGATATGTTTAATTTAACTGCAACTTCTTCTTGTGTCATATTTGCTCTAACCCTTAACATTTTAAGTGTATATTTATTTGCCACATTAACACCTCCTCTTATTAAATTGTTCAAGTTTTATTCCTCCTTTCTCAAGAGCACGATTTTATTATACACGGTTTAACCGTGGTTGTCAATAGATTTTTTTTACTTTTTTTAATATTTCTTGACAAAAACACGATTTTACCGTAAAATTATGGTATAAAATCTAAATTAGTAAAGGAGAAAAAATAAATGCCTAGTTTAGGAAATAAAGAAGTAATGGCTAAAAATATTAAATATTACATGAAAAAATTTAATTTAAACGCTACAAGCCTTGCAGCTGAATTAGATTTTAAATATTCTACTGTTTTAGACTGGTTAAAAGCAAACACTTATCCCAGAATAGATAAAATAGAAATGATGGCTAATTATTTTGGTGTAGAAAAATCTGATTTAGTTGAAGATAAAAAATCTAAAATTGAAAATCAAGACATATCAATAATGGTAGATGATTTAATGAACAATTTAAATAGTACACAAACCCTAATGTATAAAGGAGAACCAATGGATGAAGTTACAAAGGAGTTAGTACGTGCTTCAATAGAGCAAGCTGCTCGTATTGCTATGGCACGACACAAAGAATCTAAACTTGACAATTAAAGATACTTATAATTCTCTTGTAAAAGAATTCGGAACAAACGATCCATTGAAAATCATTAAAGAATTAGGAATAATTGTACAATTTGCAAACCTTGGAGAAAATAAAGGTTTGTACCATACTTTGAAAATAGATAACATAACATACCACTGCATACACATTAACAACAATCTATCTTCAAGCGAACAGCGTTACACACTTGCTCATGAGTTAGGACACTATATTTTACATAAAGGATCTAACTTACATTTTCTAAGACGTGTAACAAATACTCCACTATCAAGACAGGAAATAGAAGCGGATTTATTTGCTAGTTATTTCATGGTGTCAGATGAGGAAATAAAAGAAATAAACAATCTTACATATATTTCTGAAGCTTATAAACTAGATTATAGAATATGTGAAAAAAGATTAGAATATATAACATAAGGAGAATTACATTATGTTTTTTAAAAAAGATCCAGAAAAAGAACGTTTAAAACAAGAACGTAAACAAAAAGAATTAGAGTTAAAAGAACAAAAGAAAAAAGAAAAAGAAGAATTAAAAGTTAAATCAAAAGAAAAATCAGAAGAAAACAAAATTAGAAGAGAAGAATTTAAGAAAACGCTAACTTTAAGAGGATTGATAATCGATGAAATAACAGAATCGTTTAAAATAAATACTGATTATTTCAAAGTTTTCAAATTTAATGAATTAACTGATTATAAAGTTATCGAAGATGGAGCAAAGGTTGCTCAAGGTGGTGTTTCAATAGGCCGTGTAGCGGCTGGAGGATTACTTTTAGGTGGTACTGGAATGATAATCGGAGGCTTAACTGGTAAGAAAAAACTAGAAGATCAAGTTACTGAGTTAACAATTGAATTTACGGTTACTGGTTTAAATGAAGGTACATACAAAATCAATTTAATTGATAAACCTGTTAAAAAAGATAGTATTACATACAGAGGTACTACTGTTCAAGCAAAAGAAATATTAGAGTTTTTCGATAAAATATCTAATGTACAATAATAAAAAACTCTCCACCCCGCCAAGAGTATGAGAGTTGTAAAAATGTGTATGGTATACACATAAGATACACTAATAGTATATCATACACATCTATATTTAACAAGAGAGGATGTGTATTTCTATGTGGACTAAACCAACCGCAAACGGTAAAGTGCGATATGTAGAAAGAATTAAATTATTAAACGGAAAATCAAAAGAAATATCAGTATTATTCGATAAAGACACTAAATCAAATAGAAAATTAGCAATGGAGCTATTAAGATTAAGAGAATTAGAAGAAAGTTCTGTAATAAATACAAGTATAACTTTTTTCGAAAGTTTCGAAATTGTTAAGAATAAGCATTTTAAAAATGTTAAAATCGGCACTCATAAATTTTATTTGACAACGATGAAAAAAATAAAAAATAACGGATTAGACATTCCCTTAAATAAAATAAACGCTAATTATATTTTAAACTTACTTGATGATATATCTAACTCTAACAACAATTATAACACCCATTTAAGTTGTATAAAATCTATTTTAAAAATATTATATCGTCTTGATTATATAGATGATATTATGTTTTTAGATAAAATACAAAAAAAGAAAGTAGCAATAAAAGAAGAAGTTAAATATCTAGAACAAAAAGAAATAGATCAAATACTAAAAGAATTAGAAGATTATCCATACTATAAAAACATTGTAGAGTTTTTAGTTAACACAGGTCTTCGTTTTGGAGAATTGCTTGCATTAACATACGATGATGTAGAAGATAATATACTAACGATATCAAAAACAGTAAATTGTGATAGAGGTATTAATTCTCCAAAAACAAAGTGTAGTAATAGGAAAATATCTTTGAATCAAAAATGCATGAATATCTTAGAAGAACAAAAAATACTAAAAGCAAATAGAAAAATCATATGTAAAACTTACAATGATAATAACCTAATATTCCCTAGTAGTCTTGGTAATTATATATCTACCTCTCACTTCAGATATGAATTAAAGAAACTAGTCAGTATAAAATTTAAACTTCATACGTTGAGACATACTCACGCTAGTTTATGTATAGACAAAGGTATACCTGTTGAATACATATCAAAAAGGTTAGGTCATGAAGATACAAAAATTACTCAAGAAATCTATATTCATAAAACCGAAGCAGCACAAAAGAAAGAATTTGATTTATTTAAAGAAATAACATTTTAA